ACACGCTGCACGAATACCATTTACTGTGCTGGTTTTGTTACCATCTGCATCCTCTTTTAGTTTTAGTTTTTTCATTGCTACAACCATTGAGCTTGCATAGATAAAACCGCTACCGCCTGAGATCTTGTCATCTGGATCAAACATATCCTGTGATGCGTAAGTGTGGTTAGTAACAACCATACCGACGTTGTATGAACCAAACATGTTAACACAGTTGGTAACCAGTGCTTTCAGTGCTTTGGCCTTACGACCCATATCACCTTTCATATCACCTGCTTCAAACTGATTAACTTCAGTTGGTGACATAAGCATACCCAAACTATCAACTACAAACAATACTTTAGGACGATCTGCTTCGTCCATTGCACGATAGTCATCCATAAATGTTGAAATAGTTTTGGCAACGTCATCAATCATTGCCATATTGAGTTTTAGGATTTTGTCTTCTGTTGTTTCTACACCTAAGGCGTGTAGCCACTTTTCATCAAGAGCATTTTCACTGTCAATCAGTACAACAAAAATACCTTGTTCTTGTGCTGACTTGACAATATTACCAGACACAATATACGATTTACCTGCACCACTTTCGCCTGCAAATACGCTTACTTTGCCTAGTGGAATACCTCTACGGAAATCACCACTGAGCAGATAGTTAAGTGCAAAGTTGCCTGTGCTGATCCAATCTTGTGGATCATTAAAGCCTGCACTCATACCTTTAATAGATTTTGTTAATGAGTTTCGAAACTTGGAAGGATCGAATGCTTTTGTAGCCATACGTATCTCCTATTCTAAAAAGCAAAGGAAAGGGCCGAAGCCCTTTCTATTATTGGTTCTGACGTGCTCTGATCATTGCAAGAATGTCTTGTGCGCCACCTGCATCACCTGCTGGTTCTGCCGCTGCTTCTGGTGCAGGTGCAGGCTCTGGTGTTGCTGCTGGTGCTGGATCTTGCCAACCAGTATCATTTACAGTTTCTTGTACTGGTGCTGCTGGTTGTGGAGCAGGTGTTGGTGCAGGTGTTGTGTTTGGATCACCTGTACGTGCTGCCATACCTGCTGGACGGAAGTATTGACTCCAACGATCTGGATCATATGCTTCGCCATCTACACTTGCTTCAAACATTTCAGTAAGAACTTTAAGTTCTACTTCGCCTGGCTTTTTAGGAAGGAAGTCGTTGAGATTAAACAATCCATGATTGTTAATCGCAGCCATTTCTGCATCACCTAGTGGACGCTCTCTACGTGCCCAATTACTTGCGCCGTAGTCTGCATAGCCACCTTTTGTACCCTTTGACAAACGGAAGTCTACACCAGCAGTGTAATCTGTTGGTAGTTCTTCCATATCTGGGTCCATTAGTGCTGCTTTGATTAGTTGGAAGATTTGTGGACCAATAATGAATCTACGAATAGGATTCTCTGGTTGCGCATCTTCTTTCAATGGATCATCTACAACAAAACCTTGGAAGATATATGAACGCTTCTTCCAATACTTACGACCCATATCCTCAAGACTTGGATCTTTGAACCAACCACGTACCTCTTGTAGGATTGGGCATGATTCGCCATACATTTCCATACACGGAACTTGTACTTGTACTGGACGTGAATCAGTTTCACCTTTTACGCCAGCAAATGGAAGTTTGATCATCAAACGCTCTTTCCAAAAGAAAGTGTTTGAATCGTCGCCATCAGGCAAAAAGCGTAGCGTTGCTTGCTCGCCTTCTTTCATATTCCAAAATGGGTAAATTGCGTTATCGCCACCGCCGCTAGTGTTGCCGCTTGAACGATTTTCTTGTTCTTTGAGCTTTGCTCTAATTTCTGCTAATGATGCCATAGTTATGCCTCCTTGTTTTGCCTATGTTCTATGTGCCTAATATGTGTAGCACAAGTCTTATACTACACAAATGTATTTATCTTGTCAACTAAAAAAATCTCCAATCTTGATCATTTTCGTTAAAAATCAAGAAAGGTTTTTTGTTTATTTTCAATAGTTTACGATTTTTATTGTAAGATATATTCCATAACTTTTTGTATTCAGATTGCTTAGGTCTATCTGTGACAAAGTTTAGACCAGGAGCTGTATGTGTGATTGTAACTGGTCCAAGTTTATCAAGGTTAATCAGTTTTTCCCATTTGTCTTTGGATGTTTTAGAAAAGTAATGCATTTTAGTTAAAGTACAAAAAGTATTAAAAAGTTTCATATCATGCATACATCTGTTATAATCTATAATAAATGTTAACAAAGTATGATCTGGTTGATAATCTAGCATTGCCATTCTATACAATCCAGGATGCACATCTAACATTGGATGATTAGGTGCAATAGTTATTGGACAAAAATATTCATCAACTTGATTACTATAAAAATAATATAACTTTGTTAAATGCCACATAGGCTCATCATCATACCAGGCACCGGATCTATTATCAATGCTCACTTCATAATAGGTATGATTTTGCATTTTTGATTCTACTTGTGCAACTAGAGCTTGTATTAAATCAAAACGATGTCTTTTTGGAGTCCAAGGATACGGTATGTTTTCTAAAAAAACGTTTTTTCTTATTTTGAATAATATAAGATCATTACGTTTTAATGCTTGTTTTAACGTATCATATGAATAAGGAACTTTAGAACCTGCATACATTTAATAATGTGGGGCTTACCTATATTATGATAAGCCCGCTAATGCCTTTACTCTTTCGGTTTCAGGATATCTGCTATCCATTGTTTTCTTTTTTCTGCGGCTTGCACACATTGCCTCTGCTTTTTGCATGAATCTAGCAGCCGGTTCAACATATTGCTCTCCGTAATCTTTTTCTACCATGGTCAATACTGCTGTTTCGCCTTTAGGAAATGTTCCGTTTTCTCTATCAAAGTAAGATAGAATGAACTCTCCGATTGGTGTTTTTTCTTTTTCTAGTGTGATATCGTCTTCGTCTGAATCTGGGTGATCTATCTTATCGCCTTTTTTCTTGCCATTCATTTTTGCTTGGCGCACTGCGTGTGCATATGCATTGCCTTCTTCTATGCCCATGTTAGCCAATAGTTCATCTACAAACTCTTCTGGTTCTGATTCAGCGTTGTTAAATGTTTTGCCTGCCTCAACTGCTAACTGTTCTAGTTCACTGTATAAGAAATCGCCTACTGGTCCGCCTTTGTTTACTAAATCCATTACCATTTGTGATGGATTATCAGCGTTGGCAATCATATCAATAATTGCTTTTACATTGCTTTCGTTTGTGCTTTGTTCAGCAAACTGACCCATTAATCCTTCAAATGCTGCTTCTAGTTCTAGTTCTTCTTTTGTTTTTTCTGCCTTGCTATATTTGTCTTTTAAACGACCTAGTTCTTCTTGACTTGCGCCTTCACGACCTGCTTGTGCAGCCTTTTTCATATATTCTTTACCGTGCTTTTTTACACCTGTGTAATACTGCAAGCCTGATTCGTCTAGGTCTTCTGGACCTAGTTCTTCTACCATAGATTCACCTACTAGATTGTAAATGTATGGAAACACATCTTTTAACTCTTCGTTAAACTGTTTTACTGTAAGTTGATCAATCCATGCTTCTTCTACATCAGTTGGTACTTGCTCCATTACTGGTGCTACAAAGTTTGCAAATGCTTCTGCATAATATGCAGGTTTTTGCAAGTTTGAGATTTCTTTTTTTACATTTTTTACTCTTGTGTTAACAATATCCATATACTCGCTAAGTGTTTCGGCCATAACACTTTTGCGACTCATGTATGTCTTGAACTTGCCTAACTTTGCTAACTCTTCGCTTAAACTTGTAATATATTGTCCAAAATCATCAAATGCATGACCACCTTCGCTAACATGAACAGCCATTGCTCTTGCACCTTGCAAATGTTTTACAGGATATTTGAACTTTTCACCTTCTGGTGTTTCGATAAAAATAGATGAAATGTTTTTTAATCTACTTTCACCTTCGCCAATTGGTGCTGAATGTTTAATAGCAAGTCTTGCATTGCCTATTTTTTGAAAACTGGTTTTATTTGTACCATACATTTTAGATTCGGCCATAGGATTTTCCTCGTTACGATTTGTTGACAAGTAGTTGTAATCTTTTTTTGTTAAGTTTGCCTTATTAATATCTCTGACATCAAACTTCATCATTCTTTTTTTAGAAAACATTCTTAGTTCTTTTAAAAAGTTGTACCAACCGTCTTGTGTACTTTCTAACTGATTATCAACAAAATCTCTAGAAACAATAACAGTCAATCCTTCAACTGGATCAATACTAACACTTACTTTTCCTAATGGAACATTTTCAGAAACATATTCAAAATCAAAATATCTCGCTTCTTCAGGCACGTTAGTAACTTGCCCATTCTTATCACCTATTGTGACGTTTTCAAAGCGTCCTCTAATTTTGTCAAAAAGATCTTTTGATATTGTGTCAAACTTATTCATATAGTTATTTATCATATATTGCTACTTATAAAGATAGGCATGGGCATTTCGTAATCGTCTTCAGCTTCGATTTGAACAAACGTATTGTAAATCTTAGGATCCCAATCTTTCATGACTGCAATCATTCGCAAAGATAATAATAACGCACTAACTAAGTCGTCATTTGCTCCAGGTTTTGCTTGATAACTACTACCTGTTGCAATATATGCCTTTAGTTCAGATACTAAAGGTTTGCTTTTTATAAGCATTTTATCGTTTTCAATCATAGTTTTTAATCTAGCACATGCAGTCACTTTACTGCTATGTGTTGTGTTAAACCCCTTTCTAAACTTTCTAACATGTCCTTTACGTATAGGTTCACTTACAAACAATCCAGGTATATTTTCTTCGCCGAAATCTTGAATAACTAGCAAAGCTGCTTCTCCTAATCCGTTATTTTCTACACTCCAGTATATACCGTTATCACTGCCACGTTCGTCTCGCAAATATTGGCATATATCTTTTAATACTCTTATTTGTCCAGGTATTCCTGTGGTATTATGTTGCCATTCTGCAACTTGCTCGTAAGTCGGTAACTCTATTACTTGTATTGCAGAATAATCGCCTCCTGTGCCCATACTAGGATCTAATGCAATAGCATAGTTGTATTTGCCGCTTGGTTTTTTGTACCAACGTGTTTGCCCATGTCGTATTGTAGGTTCTGTACCTTCCATTACTGCAAGTTTTATACTATTAATAAGAGTTTCGTCAAATACTAAAAACTCACAACCATATTCTCTACGAAACTTTTCTTCGCCAATACGACCGATTTCTTCTTTTTTCCACTGTTCGTCTCTATCAGGATGTTCCCACCAATCTGCACGGAAAGCATGGAACCCATTGCGACCTACATCATTTTCATTTCCATATTCGTCAAACTTGTCTTCTGCTTGTTTCCAAATAGTAGCAAAAGTATCTTCGTCGCTGTTTGGTGTGCTGGTAAGAATAGCACGACCACCTGTTGCTAGTGTAGGTGAAATACTAGTCCAAAACTCTTCCGCAATGTTAGGTTGCACAAACGCAAACTCGTCACAGTATAATAACGAAATAGACAAACCACGTCCTGTGTTGCCTGTTGTTGTTTGGCTGATTATTCTACTACCATTTTCAAACTCTATTGAACCTTTGTTGTAACTGGTTACACCTGCTCTAATATGATCAGGACAAGTTTCATATACATAACGTATACGCTGCATAATCTCTTGGGCACCTGTGTATTTGTGAGCAGCAATAAGAATAGTTTGATCAGGATTAAACATAGCATACCATGCTAGATAGATACTAGCACAAGTGGTTTTGCCTGTTTGTCTAGGCATCATGTTTATGTTAAATCTGAACCTATGATAACTATCCATTAGTCCTAACTGATATTCATACGGATCAAACAATAGTTTGCCTCTTACAGGATGCTGAATGTGAGAAAAGTTTTTTGCAAAATGCAAATAACCTGTGTCAGGATCCATACAAGCTAATAAGTCTTCAACTTGTGCATTTGTATATGTTTCTTGTTTGTTGGCTTTTTTTACTAATACGCCATCTAATGATTTTGACATAAAAATATTTAGTCAAAAAAATAGCGCCCAAAGGCGCTATTGAGTTCTGGGGGATATTTACATTTTAACGCAGTTGTCTACGGTTTTACCGCCTTTTTTCTTAGTGCCCATGCGCTTGTAGCCTTTCCAGCATACTTTGCCGTCTACGCCTTTTTGTTTTTCTTCAGGCAGTGTAGTGTAGCTAGGCTTTCCACACTCACTGCATGTTGACTTTTTTTCGGTTAATGCTGCCCATAAACGATCTTTAATAGATGCTGTTTCTACAGCAGGATCTTTTACTCTTATTGCTTTCATGTCTTTTTGGCGATGTAAATCATCACCACTTGGAAGCATATCTACAGTGTCCATATATTCTTCTTCTGGCTCGTTGTCATAATCTTCCATTTCTACTTCTTCTGGTGCTGGCATCATTGAAGGTTCGTCTTGCACATCATTTACACTGCCGCTTGTAACTGCCTGTAGTGCCATTAAAACTTTTGCCATTTGTGCAGTGTCATCTAGTTTAATACTGATTTCACCGCCTGGTGCTGCCATGCCGTTGTCCATTCCCATTGGAGGACATTCTGCAATAGCCGATTCCTGCAATGTTTTCTTTTCAACATTGTCGAATCCTTTCAAAATGTTTAACATTGCATTATCCATAATAATCTCCTAGCTTAATACAGCT